GGATGGATATCAAGAAATGGAAACAAAGCGACCGAGAATTCGATTTTGAGGGCATTTTGGGACATGTTTGCACGATAGGCATAGATTTATCCAGTAAGATAGATTTAACAAGCGTTAACGCCGAGTTTCGACTCGAGTCAGGACAATATGTAATGCTATCACATAGTTTTATGCCAAAAAACAGGGTATTAGAAAGAGAAAAGAGTGATAGAGTGCCATATTCTCTATGGATAAAGCAGGGCTACATAACAGCCACAGAAGGAGATGTTGTTGATTATGAATACATAAAAACATATATAAAAGAATTAAATCAGAAGTATCCAGTGCATCAAATAGGATATGATCCATATAATGCAACACAATTTGCAACAGATATGGAAAAAGATGGCTTCCTAATGGTCGAAGTAAGACAAGGAATGCTAACATTATCTGAACCTACCAAGGATATAGAAGCATTGGTATTACAAAAAAGAATAATAACAAATAAGAATCCGGTTTTAACATGGGCAGTATCGAATGCCATTGCTAAAACAGATGCAAATGAAAATAAAATGCTCGATAAAAGTAAAGCAAGGTTCCGAATAGATCCTGCAGCTGCAATGATAATAAGTCATACACTAGCAAGAATACCAGAAACCTCAATAGATTTGAATGAGCATATATTAAGTGAAGGCTTTGGATTCTAGAAGGGAGCCAAAATGAAAAAAATAAACAGAACTCAAAAGACAAGCAAATTGCTTGTTTTTTTATCCGATTATATTGAGGATCTATTAGTTTTAGCAGGAACAATACTAGTGGTAGTAGCCTGTTATTTATTTAACATTTTATTAGGATTGCTAATCAATGGAATCATATTGGTATTGGTAGGAACCAAGCTATCAAAAATGATGAAATGAGGTGTGACAAATGTTTTTAAGAAAAATGAATAAAAGAAGTGAAGAAACAAGCAATGTCACTAATCCTAGTAAATGGTTGATAAATATAATCGGTGGTAATGATACATATGCAGGAGAAAAAGTAAACTCGGATATAGCAATGAATGTTGCTGCGGTTTATGCGTGCGTAAGAATTTTATCTAATCATGTAGCAATGTTACCACTGCAGGTTTATCAGAACACAAATGGAAAACGAAAGCGAGTTACTGATCACCCAATTGCAAAAATAATTGAGAATAGACCAAACCCATACATGACACCATTTCAGTTCAAACAAACAATGGAAGCACATCGTCAATTATATGGTAATGCTTATGCAGAAATAGAATTTTCAAAAACAGGATATCCAAAAGCTCTATGGGTTTTGAATCCAACATTAACATCAATTGTTATGGAAAAAGATAACGAAGGAAATCTAAAAAGATATTGGGTTCGCACGATATTGCCGAATGGAAAATCAGTATGTATTCCATATGAGAATGTAATTCACTTAAAAGGTGTATCTACCAATGGACTAACCGGAAAAAGCCCAATAGAAGTTGCTAAAGAAACAATAGGAATTCAGATAGCAGGTCAAAAATTTACTGGTCAATTTTATGCTAATGGAACAATGACAAGTGGAGTGTTAAAGGTTCCACAATCATTAAAGCCAGAAGCAAAAGCGGTAATTAGAAGTGAATGGGAAAAATTTAATAATGGACTTGAAAATAGCCACAGAGTAGCAATATTAGATGCAGGACTTGATTACCAGTCATTAGGAATTAAACAAAGTGATGCTCAATATATAGAAACCCAAAAATTTTCAATATCTGAAATAGCAAGGATATTTAATGTGCCACCACACATGTTGGCAGATTTAGAAAGAGCTACTTTTAGTAATATTGAGCAGCAATCGTTGGAATTTATTCGAGATACATTGTCGCCACTAATAATCAGCTGGGAACAAGAACTTCAGTATAGATTATTCACAGATAAGGATTTAGAAGAAAAAAAATACTATTTAAAATTTAATATTAATTCACTACTAAGAGGCGATAGTCAAGCTAGATCAGCTTACTATGAAAAAATGATAAATTTAGGTATTTATTCAATCAATGAAGTCAGAGAACTTGAAGATAAGGACAAAATTAAAAATGGAGATAAACATTATATGTCACTTAACTATATAGATATTGATTTAATGAATGAATACCAAAAGCAAAAAGTGAAATTGCAAGATAAAACTAAAACAACAGAAAATCCTGATGATGATTCTGGAAGTAAAGACACAAAAGAAGAATCACCACAGGATGATCCTAAAAGTGAAAATCCAAATGAAGATGAGATAGATGATAAAGGAGGTGATACTAATGGAGAATAAGCAAAAGGAAATTCGCTTCATTCCCGCAATGAACATTTCGATAAGAGAAGATCCAACGAATCCAGAAACAATGGCAATTAAAGGATATGTAGTAAAGTTTAATGATCGTAGCTTACTTTTATACGATGAATGGTATGAAAAAGTAAGTAGAGGAGCATTTACTAAAAGCCTACAAGAAAATACGATTAAAGCATTGTGGAATCACAATTCAGACATCGTGTTAGGAAGTACAAAATCAAAAACATTGTCATTAGAAGAAGATTCGATAGGCTTAAGGTTTGATTTAGATCTACCAAATACAGCCCAAGGAAAAGATATATTCGAAAGTATCAAAAGAGGCGATGTTGATGGAGTTTCGTTTGGATTTTATGTCAGAAAAGATGAGTGGGAATATTTAAAAGAAGATGATGTCTACGAGAGAACATTGTTAGACATTGATTTGGTTGAAATATCGCCAACCGCATTTCCGGCATATCCAACTAGTGAAGTTGGAAAAAGGTCATTAGAGCAAAGACATTTGAAAACAAAGGATCAAAGAGCTCATGATGAAATTTTAAAAAGACAGTTAGAAGCAAGACTAAAATTGCTTGAAATTTAAAGAAAGAAAGAGAGAAAAAATATGAATAAAAAAGAACAAGAGTTAAGAAGAAGCTTAACAGACAAATTAAAGGAAGCTAGAGAACTAATCGATGCAGGAAAAATCGAAGAAGGTCAAAAAGTTACAGAGGAAGCAGAAAGCATTAGAAGTAAGATTGAATTAGAGGAAAAAATGTCATCACTTGAAAATGTGATAACTGATGAATCTAAAGTCGAAGAATTAGAAGTTAAAAAGAATGAACCAAAGAAGATTGAATCAAGAGCAGTTATTACTAAATTTCTTCGTGGTAAAAAACTAACAGAAGAAGAAAGAAAAGTTTTAGTAGAAACAACTACTCCTGGAGAAGATCAAAATAGTGTGGCAGTAATTGTCCCAGAGGATATTTCAACCGAAATCGAAGAATTAAAAAGACAATATAAACCATTAAAGCAATATGTCGATGTACAAACAACAGGAACAAATGCTGGTTCATTTGTTTATGAAAATGGCGATTCAATTACTCCATTATTAGACTTAACAGAAGCAACTGAAATTGGAGAATTAACATCACCTACATTAAAGAACAAATCATTTGTAATTAAAGATAAAGGTGGAATCTTACCTATTTCAAATACTTTATTAAGTGATGAAAAAGGTGGTTTATTGAAATATATCAATAAATGGTTTGCTAGAAAACAAGTTGTTACAGAAAATGCCGATATTTTAAAAACATTAAAGACATATGGTGTTAAACTATCAGCTAAAATGCCAGAAGAAGTAAAGACAGCTATTAATACTTTATTAGATCCAGAATTGATTTTAGGATCAGTAATTATTACTAACCAATCAGGTTTCAATATCATGGACAATTGGGTTGATGCTACAGGAAAACCTTTAATGCAACCTGTATTAGGAAGTGCAACAGATAAAGTTTTATTTGGATACCCTGTAGTTGAATATTCAGATACTAACATCACAAATAATGCAGATGGCTCATCACCAGTTTATATTGGTAATTTAAATGAAGCTGTTAAATTTATGGATAGGGAACAATTTACTATTGCATCATCTACAGAAGCTGGATTCACAAAAAATGTTACTTTAATTAGATTAACAGAAAGATATGATGTAGTTCCTAAAGATGAAAAAGCTTATTTAAATATTTCATTATCAGCACCAACTACACAAAGAGTAGTTAATGTTAAAGAAGTAACATCAACTGAACCAACTACACCAGTTGTAACAAATTATTCTGTATCATTTAATGCTGATGGAGGAACTCCAACACCAGATGCACAAATTATTGCAAGTGGATCTGTAGCAACAGCACCAACTACTGCACCAACAAAAGAAGGAGCAACATTCAAACATTGGGCAGTAACAGGAACAACAACAGAATATAACTTCAGCACACCAGTAACTGCAAATTTAACATTAGTTGCAATTTACGAATAATAAAGATAGGAGATGAGGTCATTGGTAACTTTAGAAAAAGCCAAATCATACCTTCGTATTGATTATGCTAGCGAAGATGACTTCATATCTTCACTTATAGTTGCATCAAAAAAATACCTGGAAAATGCAATCGGAACTTATACAGGTAATGATCTAACAGATTTAGCTCAAT